TTGGAAGACGAGGGTTGTACGCGACCTGTTCAAAATCTTCGTACTTTGTACGTGCTTCTTCTTCGCGCTCGTGATAGACCTCAAGAACTTCTGCACGCTGTCTTTCTGCTTCACGTCGTGCAAGTAATTCTGCGGCTTTTCTTTCGGCTAACGCTTCCGCGTATTCCTCAGTTGACGCAAAACTATCTTGCGCGGGTAACTCACCAGACGGCATATCGGGTGCTGACACCCTCAGCTTTTGCTCTCGTTCCCACTTGCGTTGCTCTCTTGCAAGGCGTTTGCTGATCATTGCATCAAGTTCAGCCTGAGTAAAACGCTTTTCCTCAGTTTGATCTTGCGCTTGTTCAGCGACTTCCGGCGCATTTTGTGCAATCTCCGTGATGGCCGTCATCTCGGATGCTGGCGCGGAGTCTACTTCCGCTAAGGTTTGACTTTCGTCGCTCATAACTTACTCGTTAGAGTGCCCGGTCTACTGGGCCGGTACAGTTAAAACATCATATCTTACAGAAGATTGTATGACAATATTGTTTTCGAGTGTGTTGGATTACTTAATTACAAATCGCCGGTATTTGTAGAAGGAAACGCTCTAGCTACATCCCCTGGACGAGTACCGGCCCAAATAATCCTTACTGCCCCAGAGCCACCTACCCCTCTACCCGCACCAACTACAATTGTGTAACTAGAATTAGGTATAACAGGTATATTATTTTTATACCCTAGGCATCCGCCGCTGCCAGCAAATGAACTACCGTCAGAACCGGAAGCCCCACCACCATAATTCCCGCCTGCGACAGCAGGAAATCCCCCTACGCGGACATTGCCGTTAGAGCCTCCAGATCCTCCACCACCGCCAGCAGTACCGTTAGTTCCTTGCCCAAGAATACCAACGCCTCCGCCAGCACCGCCATTCGCATTTCCACCTCCACCGCCCCCACCTGATCCAGCAGACCCTAAACCTGCGTCATAATTCCCGCCGTTACCCCCATTACCTGCATACCCAGCAGCTCCCCCACCTCCAGAATTACCGCGTCCAGAACTATCAGTCCCAGCCGCTCCACCTATATATCCAGCATCAGCGCCGCTTCCATAAGTGCTTTGCGTTGTACCTGGAACGCCGCCTTTTCCTCCTAGTACCGTAATACCAAAAGCAGTAGAGCTACCAGCATCACCTGCACCTCCACCGCCACCGCCCCCACCAACAAGAACAACTGATATAGATGTAACTCCGGCAGGGGCAACCCAAGTGTAAGTACCTGGTGTTGTATAGGCTTGTTGTCCGGGAGCAATTTGAATGTTATTTAACGCACCAAAAGCCCTAGCGGAAGCTGCACCTAAAGTTGCTATCGTAGGCATTTGTGTTTCCTACGCAAATTTAGTTTGGGAAGCTAAAATAGTGTATGTAAGCGCACTTATTTTTATGATTGTGTATGTATATACGTCGATGCTATTTGTGTTACCGGCAGCCCACGCCGTACCACCTTGATATTTAGGTGTAATAAGTGTGTTGTCAATATAAATTGCGTTGTTATAAAATGCAGTGCCCCCTTGAGCTGCCAAAAAAGCAACGGTCACCACATCACCACTATTCATAACTGATTCTAACTGGGTAGAACTTGAAGCTCTAAAATTAATACCCCAATTGCCAGCAGCACTAGATGAGTAATACAAAACTGATTGCGTCGCAACATCAAAATTAATTGTGTTATTTGCTCCTGCCGCCACTACTGTTGCGGGTTCAACAATATTTTTAAAAGATGAAGCTAAAGTGCTAGCCGAACCACTAAAAGTCTGTTTTCCAGTAAATGTCTGGGCTGCGTCGGTTCTTGCAGCGGTAAAGTTAGCATCAGGTACAGTCATTACTCGCGTGCTTGCAGCTGCTGGACCTACAATCTGAAGCAAGCCACTGGTAGCGTTAGACCGTAAATTTTTGACTGTTAAATCATCAGTAGCAACTTTTTTGGTTATGCTGCTTTGCACAATAGGCAAAACTTCAGTGCCGGCTAACGGTAACGTTGCGGAGGTTAGCGCTGATATTTTAACGTCTGCCATGATAGACCTTTAAGCCGTTAAAGCTGCTACTTTAGTTTGAAAGTTTTTAATACGTACTTCTAAAGCTGCTATATTATTTTTAAGTGCTTCTTGGTCATTTGCTAACGCTTTTTGAGCGGCAACTAACTCAAACTCGCTGCTTTCTAGCGTTTTTTCTTTTGCAGTAACAATTTTTTCACGAGCAGCAACGGCTTTTTCACGAGCGTTTGTATCATTAATCAACGCCGCCATTTCATCTTTTATTTTTTGGGCCTTTTCTACGGCTTCATCTACAACACGTTTTGCAGCTTCTTGATCATATTTCGCATCAGCGCGGATAGCTTCTGCTTCTTTTTTAGCGGCTTGAAGTTCTTCGGCTGCTTTTTTACGGTCAGCAACCGCATCTTCGGCTGCGGTTAATGCGCCCTGACGAACAGCCAACTCATCACGCAAAACCGCCATTTCAGCCAAATCTTTAGGAAATTGCTTAGTAAAATAATCTACGTAGTTCATCATTGGGGAGTCATTAGATATATTCATGCTGACCTCATTAAGAGTAATAAGTAATGTTTAACTTAGCGCCAGCAGATTGCTCAATGAACTTAATTTGATTGATGTCGCCGTCATATTGCAACGTAACACCTGCGGCTAAAGGCATACCTACAGTTGCTGTAGGTGCTACACCATCATCCCGCCAACGAACAGCCTGCCCTTCAGGGGTAATAATAGCAATCCTAGGGGAGCCCGCCAAGCCTGCAATGTCTTTTTGGGGTACGGTCAATGCGGTTGCAGAGCTTAAACTAGTGATCTGCTGGTAACCAAGTACCGAGGTAATTGCCTTAAGATTGATCGCCATCAAAATCTCCTTCGTTCAGTAAACGATCTTAACCTAATAACTAACTGTTCTGCTCCATCTAGCGTACCAAATTGATCTATAGCTGTCGCCATTTCTGCAATAACACCTTGCAAAGTTGCTGGTATAGATACTTGGTCGGTCGCCGTCAACAACTCTAACACTGCACTTTGAAAAGTCATTAGTGTAGCAAGTTGATCAGAACTTGTTGCAATTTCTGAAACAGCAGCTTGATAAGCTTGCGCGGCAGAAAAATCATCAAAAACTGCTGCAAATTCACTTATGTTGCCAAATTGATCTTGACCTTGATTAGTTTGGTCTGTGCCTGTGGCGCTTTCAACAATACTACTTGTGCCGTCTAACAAAACAGCAATGGCGTCTGATCCAGTTGCTATTTCGGCAACAGAAGCTACTAAAGTAAATGTTGTGGCAACATTATCTGCGGCGGTTGCAGTTTCAGATATAAAAGATTGATATGCTATTTCAGATGTAATCGCATCTGTGCCCGTAGCCGTTTCTGTAACGGCTGAATTGATCGTTAGGGTTGCATCGGCTGCATCAGTACCGGTGGCTGTTTCGGCTACTTCACGCGTGTATGTGTTGGCACCCGATACACTGATCGCTGAGAACGGCGCAGTTGAAAATGGGTCAAAGCCGAACACATTGTTGCCTTATATGAGCTGTGCCGTGGTGAGGTTAGAAACTTGGGATGTGGTTAGGACTTCTGGGATTGTAATGGGTATTGCTTCTGAAGGCGATGTCTGCCAAGCACTCTCAACCCAAGTCTTACCTTCGTGCTGCCAGTTCCACTGCCATCCTGCTCTGTCTTGTGGCTTAGGGTCTCTGATGATCCATTCCCAGTTTAGCCATACCAACTCTTTGTCAGCAGGAACGTCTGTCGGAGGTTCTGGAGCCGGTTGCCAGCCTTCAGTACCATCTGTTTCAGTGCTTGGGATAGACCCGTTCTTTGTCCAGTATTGCATGGTCTAGTCCTATAGGGTTGGGAAGGCTGCTGTTGGTGGCGTGAAGTTGGTTGTGTAGCGAGCGTATTTACTAACTCGCACATCTTGTAAGTAGCCGTTTAATGTGGATGCTGTAACCGGAGCGCCTCCGTTCCAATAAGTTCCGACACCTAAAGGAGCGCTTTGTCCGTAATCATTTGTATCGGCATAAGTAGATCCTGTTTGCGTTCCGTTAAGAAACATCCTTGTAGACCCTGATGCTCTACAAACAGCAAGGTGATACCAAACACCAGTGCTTGGAGATGTACTACTTGTTATTCTGTCGCCCCCTCCATCATAAAACCTTATTGTTGAGTTAATGTAAATATGAGGGTTTGTTGAAGCCGTTCCTGACAAATTACTGAATATCGTAGATGTTCCAGTGCTATTGAAATACACCCAACACTCAATAGTGAAATCACCAGTACCGTATCCGAAATAGACGCTTGTCGGCTCTACTAAGTAGTCTGTAGTCCCATCAAACTTAATACTCGTGCTACCCCACTTAGCTGTGGTGTTGCTTATCTGTGCATCACCCACCGTCTCCAAGTCATTCTTAGACGTAGCATCGTAGATACCAGCGTTGGTGCAGTTGAGTAGTAGGGAGCAAGAGGAAGCACCCTGAGATGTTGTTGTTGGTGGTGCTGTTGGAGGATCAAATATGGCAGTGCCGTTGGTCGTGCTGCTAGTCTGATACGTTGTTGGAATTGACCCAAGCACCGAGCGCAAACTAGAAATGTAACCAACAAAGTAGTTAGCAGCACCTGCCGATCCAATCGCCTGAGTCGTTGGCGAAGCAAACGAAATACTGTCTGTTCCATTAGCTCTCAGTACACCATTAACCATCATGCGGTGCGTATTACCGCTGCGGGTGACAACGATGTGCGTCCACTGGTTAGCCAACGCTGACTGAGCAATTGCGTAAGTTATGACGTTCCTTACGTTGTACACACCAACAGCTAAGAGTCCACTCGCTACGTCATAAACAATTTGAAAGCCGTTAGTGGTTGGGTTGCTAATGATCTGCGGGTATGACGTAACTTGCGTTCCCCAATAAACCCAAGCCTCTACTGCGTAATCCTGAGTTCCTGTTGGAACCACCGTGTTTGTTGACGCAACACTCAGATAATCCCCACTACCATCAAAATACCCACTCCCACCATAGGTCGCAGCAGACCACGATGCAGTGGGGTTGAATGGGGAGAAGGCGACTACGGTTGGGGAGCCACTTGTTGTAAACGTCCATCCGTTACTGCTGTTATCAAGAAAACGATTGCTCTGGCAGGTTAGAACCTCAACTTGTGAAGCCGTGGCTCCTTGACTTGTTGTTGTTAGTGGTGATGTCGCTGGCGTAAAAGCTGTGGTGTAAAGCGCCGTTCCAACAGTAAATCTTAAATTAGATACATAACCCGATAACCTTCTTGCTGCCAGATTGAACCCCGTGGTTCCAACATAAATTGCAGAAGAATTTGAAAAATTGTCTGAAAGCGTGAACGTGTGGAAAAGAGAACCGTCAACATATACTTTTGTTTGGTTTGATCCCGTACCTTCTCTTACCAAAGCTATGTGATACCAACGATTTGGAGCAATTGTTGATGTTGAATCATAATCAGCAGCATAAGTGCCAATCCTAATTTTCATCGCACCCGCTGACGAATATAACAAACCAATAAACCAAGCCCCGCTTGTAGCCCCGCCAACGTGAAACACTGTTCCATAAGCCTGCGATTGCTGATCGGTTGTTGCATACACCCAGAACTCAGCAGTGAAATTGGATGTTCCAGCAGCAACAACAGAAGTTGTTGAGGTGTTTCCAATATAACTACTGCCATCAAAATAATTCCCCCACCCCGTCTGACTAAACGGTGAGAACGTACCTTGTGTGGTGTTGCCGTTGCGGGTGATGGTGAAGTTATTGGTAGAACCGTCTAAGAACGTATTGTTCTGTGCGCCATTCGTACCGTTGCCAGGAAGCAGTAGCGTGGTGTATTCAAAATAGGGGTCGGCGGCAGAAGCTGATGCAGATACAACAGCGTCGGTGCCTGTGGCTGATTCACTTAACAACGCAGCATAAAAATTAGGCCATGTGCCACCACTGCGCCTAAGCTGTGCTTCAGTTAAAGACCAAACGCCCGAGAATGACGTATTAACTGGGCCAATAATCCCGCCGTTACCTCTGGGCATGGCTACTCCTAACTAATATCTTCGTAAGAACAAATCACTTTTAAGTCACTAGCGGTTCCAGCCGTAGCGCCTAAAGATGTGTTTTCTTCCAAGTAGATGTACGCATCTTTATCGACAACAACCAATGTAGCATCCGCAGGGACAGCAACTGTTGAACAGATTTGCGTAGCCGTGCCGCCCAAAGCCGCAGCAGAGTAGTAGTTGATGGTGATTTCAGCAGCACTCGTTCCGTCTACGTTAGCAACGTAAAGCGAGTTTATTTTTAACACCTTCCCGGATGATGCAGCATTACTTAAAATAGCTGTTGCTGATGTAGTAGTTAGATCAACCGTTACGGATTTGCCATTAATCGTGGTTGGTGATACTAAATTCGGTGCTGCCATGTTTTATCCCCAAATCATTGCTGCTGTAACAGGGCTCATACCACCACCGCCACCAACAGCAGTCCAAGATAACGTCCCAGTTCCATTGGTCGTTAGCGCATACCCAGAAGACCCAGGGCCAGCAGGCCAGATATATGTGTTGTTTCCACCTGATGACGGTGGCTTAAACGTAACACTATTGCCAGCGGTTGCAGAATTTAGTGTCCATCCTGTTGTATCAGCGCTATCAAGCGTGAATGAATACTTGGCAGTTATCTGCCCAATTGCTGTAACGTAAGCTTCAGAACCTGACGATAGATACGCAACACCTGTCGTAAAGTTTTTTAGCAGCCGACCCGTCGTGCCGTCATAGAGAGCAATTCGGGAATCCGACGCCGAAGCCGGACCAACCACATTACCATATTGCGAAGCAGGGTAAGTAACAAAGACTTGCTTGGTGCCCGCACCAAAATTAACTAAACTGCCTGAGTTGCTTGAAGCAAGGACCGTGGTCCGTGCCAGCGTTGTCCCGCTCGATGTGTAAGTACCTAGGCCAACCTCCCAAGTACCAGCGGTTGAATCGACAATCGTGTAAAAGGTAGTGTTCCCGTTACCAACAACGGAGAACGATTGGAACCCCGATACCGCACCAGCAAGTGTTACTGTGCCGGTGCCTGTGGTTGTCGTCGTTTCCTGTACACGATCCGCAAGGACAAGGGCCATTATGCAGCCAAGCTAAAGGTGTAAGTTACTTGCAAGGTGTCGCCGTTAACGACTGAGCGGTCACCACCAGTGAAATCAGAAGCCGAGAACAACGTACCCGACGTACCTGAAGCAGCGCTTGCTAAGAACGCCCCACCAACCGTAGCTGTACTTGTAATGCTATATGAAGCTTTACTTGCCGAGTTTGTAACAACCGAAGGATTAGCTGTGGTTGCAGCGGCAAACGTAGCGGCAGGGCGATTACCTGAATATGGTGTAATTTCAGTCCAACCCGCATGTGAAGCCAGCGTATCTGAAGCTGCCGGGGTGTTAGACGCACCTGCGCCATAAAGCCCAATATACCAAGCAGTGATACGTGCCGTAGCACCATCAAGTGCCGTGCCAGCCATATATTGAAGCCCAACGTTAACCACGAGGTTCTTGGATTCAGCCGTCCACTTGAGTTTGCCATCTTTGTCATAGCACTCAAACGTGAATTTACCCATAGCACGGGCACCTTCCGACGAAGCAGGGCGAGCAATCAACCCGCTTGTTGTAACATCATTAGCTTTAGCTTGTTCCATCTTGGTTCCTTAAGCAAGAAATTTAAGTTTGTAGATTGTACTTAAATACAAACCTACAATTTCATCAATAATGTTTTGCAGCGGAGTCTCTGCTTTATCACACACTTCATACCTGATTTTTTCGATTTCATCAACCTGATCTTGCATAAAATCTAAAATATTAGATGTTTTGCCAGCACTCATCAAGGAAATAGGACCAATTAAGCCATGTCTGCCTTGATAAGCTTCGGCAAATTTATCGGCTAAATCGACAATTTCGTCATAAAACGTGTTAAGCGCCATATGCTTGCTAAAACTTCGCGTATTTAAATGTACGGAATGGGCTACATCACGGGCTAAAAACAACATACCTACAAAATCAGCACATTTCATGCTCAACCCTCCTGAGGTACGACGTTAGGCATAGGTCTGGCTTGTTGCGCTTCTTCCTGACGGGCCATAATCTCTGCTTCTTGACCCATATCCTCAGGTTCTTCCATAATTGGCCCTTGCATCTGTTGAGGAGGCACTAAATCCCCTGCATCGTGCGCCGCAGCAATCGTGCCCATCACAATATCTTGAATTTGCTCCATTGTCATACCAGGCATTGTGGCTGAAATACGCTTAGTTTCGGCATCAAACGCCTTGATTTTAGCCTCAAACTCACGTACTTGTACGTCTCTAGCCTCAATCGATTGATTGACGTTCATCAGCATATCGTGCATTTGCTGCATTTCCATGCTCATTGCTTCAATTTGCTTTTGAGCTGCTTGCAGCGCTGGATCGTTGTCTTGGTCAGCTAGCAATTGAGGGTCAATCGTCTTGCGAAGACGTGCCGCCATCTCTTGAGCACCAGGCCAATCCATGTTTTTAACAAACAAATCGCCTGCAACAGCCCACAAATTGGGGTTGCCTTGCAAAATCTGCGACATGGCGTCCATCGACTCCTGGCGCTTAGTCATGTAGCTTGGCCCAGTGGTCACCACCACGTCGTAACGGCCAACGGAAGGGTTGTAAATCTTATCGATTACCACGCCCGTCTGGTCCACAATCTTTTTGACCGGCTCTTGTTGGGTTGGATCGATCTTGACCATGTTGGTCTCGCCATCAATACCAACAATTCTAGCAATACGCTGCGTGTCATAGATTTTTGGTATCAAGTCCACCAACTGACGGGTCACGTAACGCACAGCACGCGCTAAATTATCTACATAGTGATATGTGCCGTTGTCAGATTCCTTTTGCCTAGCTAAAATAGCACGTCCAGAACGCTCGTTTGACACTTGGCCCAGACTTGCATCGTACTGGCCTGTGGTAGCTTTTATGTCTTCAGACGCCCCCATTTTGGCCTGTATGAGGCCCGTTTGAGGTAAAGGTGGTGCAGCACGCTGTGGTAGCGGTAAAATAGATCCTGCACCATCTGTAACGTCTGGATTGACCTCTAAATACGGCCAGTTTTGTGTATTAGCCGTCTTCCACTGGTACTCATAACCCTCAAACTGACCACCATAGCCAATAAATGGTGCTTTAGGGGCAAGTGCAAGCATTTCAGCTTCTTGGCTTGTCCAGTAGTTATACATCCGTTGGGCATCCTTGGCATTACGCACGATGCCTGATATAAAAATACGCCCATCAACTTGGAACTCGTTACCTACGACGCGTACAACAGGTATCCAGTTGCCCGCCCATTCACGCTCTTCAAGCACCTCAAAACCATTGGTTTTCATCCACATGATTTTTTTACGGTCTACTTGACGCTCGCGTATGGGTTTTACCCCCATCGAGCGTAGCGTAGCGTCTTCAACAGAGCCTCTAAACACCGACTTGTTGCCCGGGTACAGGTACAGCGTTTCCGTTTTGTGCGCGATGTAAAAGTATTCAGCAATACGAATCGTATCCTCAGTGATCCACTGGCTGATGTCTTGGTCGCCAATACCCTGCGCCATGATTGATGACAGCGGCGCAGCGTTAGGGTACATGCGCTGGTAATCTTCCTTGAGCATGTCCTCGGTAATAAAGCACCACTCAGCGTCTGCACCGCATGGGTCTTGGATCAACGGGTCCATGTAAACACTGAAGCTATTGCGTACGCGGGCAATTTTGATGTCTTGATCAAAACTGTCCTCGTAGCAATACTCGGTCAAGATACGAATGTAGCCTTCACCATAAGTTACTTGGTTCTCGCACGCTGTATCGTAGGCTACGTCAGCATCTGACATGTACTCAATGTGCCGCACGATGCCATCGAGCACCTCAGCGACCTCTACATCCGCCTGATCATTGACAGGTATGACCTTGCCGCTTGGCCGATTCTGGCGCTGCTCGTTGGTCACTTGCCTTACGTGCTGCGGCAGCTTGTTGATCGTCAGGCATGGTCTAGCGTTGACCGTCTGCCCTTGCACCGAGCCGCGTGTTGCCAACACATCTTGCGGCCACTGCCACTGATTGTCGGGCGAGCCAGCCATAAAACGCAAGTCATCTAGCTCGTCCTCACGGCTTTCCGAGTACGCACCGATTGCTTGCCGCAACCGATCGCGCATTAGTTGCAGCGTGTCTCGATGATCTTTCTGGTCAGGTCCGCCGCGAGCAGATACCTTACCCGCTCCTTCAATACCTGTAGGGTCTTGTTTAAGCGTTGCCATTACTTCGTCTTTGCCATCGGTTTAGTGCTTGGCCTTTTAGACGCCGCAGCACGTTTGGTGTTGTAAGCAATTGCAACAGCCTGCTTGATTGGTTTACCTGCGGCAACCTCAGCCTTGATGTTCTTGCGAAAGGCTTCTTTGCTGGTGGATTTAACAAGTGGCATTATTTTCCTTTCATCGGCTTCTTGGCAGTCTTTGCCGAGTCACGAAAGTCCTTCGCTGTAGGCGCACCTTTACTACCAGGCTTACGCATCTTCTCACCGCTGCCCGCAGCGATGCGTTCGCGTTTAGCATGAATGTTTGCGTATAGTCCGGGTTTAGTAGCCATTTTAAGCGCCCATCCAAGATGTTGCTACACCATTGCTGTTGTACGCACGGTTCGTAGTCTTTTCAACATACTGCCTGTGCGCGACCGGAAATGCAAACGTCACTGCCAGTGCGTCGGCAGCGTCGGGTGATGCTAATCCTCGGGCTTTCATTTCCTTTTTACCTTCTAAGAAAATTGTACCCGACGAATTGGGTTTTATGGTAGGTCCAACCAGATCAGACTTTAACGCTCTATCGTTCGGAATGGAAGCAGTTTTAAGCCACTCCTTCATCGTGCCCCACAACTCAGCGCGCTTATTACCGTACATCACAGGGTTCTTCGCCTTCCAACCGAAGTTTACACCCCTTACCACCTTGTACCGCTGCTCATGTAGCCTATCTAATATACCGTACCCTAGCCCGCCCTCATCCAGCACCACGAGCGTTGGCTTGTACTGCTCGATCGCGTCAATTACCCGACCCACGATCGTCATCGTATCCTCGCCATGATACCGATGGATCGCCACCAAGTCACGCCCCTGCCGCACTGCAATAACGGTCGAGTCCGCCCCGCCCCGCGCTGGATCGACCCCGATCACGATCGGCGCGGTCTCGTCCTTGTACCGAGGTCTCGCCGCCGCGTCGGCCACATGGCTTGGCGAGATGAACTGATCGTCACCACTTGACGGAAACTCACCGTACACTTCGACCCGCGCCTGGCTTGAGTCCTCACCATACTCATCGATAATCTGTCGATACACCTGTTTGTCGGTGTCCTCGACCGTTCTTGCGTCCACCTGCCTTGTGCGCCAAAAGTCGCGCTTGGCGTGAAAGCACTCAAAGAAGTACCCCGTGTTGCGTCGCGGGTTACTAAACGCGAACCAGTACCTATCTAATATGTTTTCCGTAAAGAACCCCGCCCCCACCGACCAGATGCCGTCAGGGATACCCGACGCCTCATCAAAGATCAACATCATCCCATCGTGGTTGTGCACCCCCGCGTAGCTGTCAGGGTTCTCCTCTGACCACAGCTTACCCTCTGCCGCCCAGTAGCGCGTACCTTTCCGTAGGTCACGCTCCACGATGTCGCACAGCCACTTAGCCGGTTGCAGCTTGGTTGCGCTGATCTCCCACCAGTGCGCGTTGATGATCATCGTCGACCACTTAGTCAGCTCGCCCCAGGTCACCGACCGTAGCTGCGCCTCACTGTTAGCGCTCACGATCACGCTTGACCCTATCCGTGTGGACAGCATCCACATAATTAACCAACTCACTAACGCCGACTTACCGATCCCTCGACCTGAACTGACTGCCTCTCGCAGCGTGTCCATGTCCACCTTACCCTTGTTATCTTGTATGTGCGCCTTGATGTCGCGCAGCACCTGTCGCTGCCACATGCGCGGTCCGCCGTACTTCGCCAGTGGCGTGTTCTCCTGCCCCCACGGGAAGGCGAACAATACAAACGCTTCGGGGTCGTCCTTAATCGCGGGAGACCACAACCGCGTCATCAGCAGTTGCTCGTCCTCTGGACTGTATATTGGTTTTTGCATGGGTTAGCTTTTCACTTTGTGGCGTCACGTCGATTACTTTACCCTTATCGACGCGTGTCTCCGCCGCTCTGAGTGCGTCGATCACGCTGATGCGCTGGTCTACCTCAATACTCACCGCCTGCTTGGCGACCCAACCGTGCGTGTGCTTCAGTATCTCTAGCGCCGCCTTAGAATCGCCTTGCCGCGCTGCGTTCAACATGTGCTGGCTGTGTTCGCGCTCACTATCTGCGCGACCCTTGAGTTCGGCAATTTCGGCAAGTTTGTCATGCTGTTTAAGTAGCCGGTACTCTACAGGTAACAACCCTGCCGCTAGCGCCAACGAATCTTCTTTCAAACCTAGATACGCAGCGTCGTATATGCGCTCCAGTACAGCTTCTGTCGCTTTGATTTCTCGTACTGTGATGGGGAGACTTTTAAACATATGCCAATTTTACCAAGATGACCTAAGCGTAAGGGATTCTAATACTTTTGGCTAGGGGGCGCGGAAACTTACAAAAATAAAAAAATTTCTTGTAGACCCTCCGGCTCCAGCCGACCGGTCGGCCGGACCTACCCGGGGGCCCCAAGCAAAAACCCAAAAACCGATTGGCAGTTTGGGTCATGCTCTAGACTTTGTAGCGATTGGCAAGTTGGGCAATGCTCTAGACTTTAGGACAATTGGCAATCTAAGCAATGCTATGCACTTTGTAACCATTGGCAATATTGGCAATTGTTCGAACATTGCCAAAAGTGCCAATGATTTTGACGGGGGGACAAGCGCGGGGGGCGATGGGGGCGAAAAGCCCTATTCATTGGCAATATTGGCAAAATTGTCATGCCTTTTAAGTTAGCCTAGCCCCACACTGATAGACCCTTGCAATACAAAATAAATGACAAGACTGCCAATAGCCCCATAATTGTCTTGCAGATCAACGACTTAGCATTGGCAATCATTAGCAATCTAACCGTCATTTCTTGGGCAATTCACGCTTTTTAAACCGCCAATATTGCATTTTGCAAAACAATGATTTACAATAAAAGCTCATCCACTAAAGTAAAGGGAAATAGAATGCGCGGTTTTATCTTCTACAAAGGCTTTTCACCCGTCGACGGCTCGCCTATTGTCGGGATCGCCACTCTCAAATCCAAAAATGAGAAAACCGGGAACATGGTCCAAACATTTATATTGCGCGCTGATGTGCATCCAATGGATGCGATCAAAAGCGCCGACGACGCAAGCATATGTGGCGATTGTGTGCATCGTGGCAGCGCATCGACTAAGCGCACATGCTACGTTGATGTCAGTAAATCCGTGAGCATGGTTTACAAAGCTTTCACGCGCGGCTCATATGTGGATTATTCGCATGACCCAAGCTTAGGCGCCAAACTGTTAAAAAATCGCATGGTGCGCTTAGGCGCTTATGGCGATCCGGCTATGATCGACGTTGATGCTTGGCTTGCGATCCTACAATTTGCGAAAGGTTGGACCGGTTATTCTCATCAATGGCGCCAAGCTTGGGCACAGCCAATGCGTGAGCTATGCATGGCAAGCGCCGACAATGCATCGGAGCGTGATCTGGCTCGATCAATGGGTTGGCGAACCTTTCGCGTCATTCCATTGATGCAAGCGCCAGCGCTTAAGCATGAGATAGCCTGTCCGGCAAGCGCCGAGGCTGGCAATCGTAAGCAATGCATCGATTGCGGCGCTTGTGATGGTGCGCTTAAGCCTTCAAGTGTATCGATTGCAATCGTCGCGCATGGCAAGGCTGCCGCACACGTATGAAAGGATAGTTATGGATGATCAACTATTTGTCGATTCTACTGACGGCATAGCGTGCCATGTTTACTATGCCTCCGGCCGTCTACCCTACGCTGTACGCTTGATTGATACCGATAGCGATAACACAATAACCATTCGACGTTTCATTGATGCAAAGCATGCCCATGCTTTTGTGCGCGAATGCTTGCCAAATCTATTTGGCGATGAAAATGCGGAAGCATGATCGCGTAAACACGCCAAAAGGCGTTGGCGTGGTCGAAGGCATACACGGCGATCAGATAACTGTGCGTCTGATCGGCCAACGCTTTCCGCTACCTGAATGGCTCGTGTATCCGCGCAAACAATTGCGCTTGGTGCGCGATAAGAAAACCGTTGAAAACTATGGGGAGGCCTTGTACTAATGAACCCCACTCAAACCGCGCATAAGGTCGTCAGCATGTACGGTGACCATGCGCTTGTGTTTTGCTCTTACATGGCCGATAAGTTCGCCCATGATGGGCTTGGTTACCGCTACTGGCTAGCAGTGGCTCATATTATTGAAGGGATAAGAAATGGACCTAATAATTGATTGGATCGTTGCGCTTGTGTTCGGCGTTGCGCTTGCGTGCGCCGTGTTCTTCAACCTATGAGGGGCGCATATGACCGACGATAACGAGCCACCTTATTGGCTAACCCTACTCGCGCATCAAATAACGCCAGATAAATGGTGCGTGCCCGTTGAAACCGTATGGCGTAGGTACGGATGGAAGCCACCAAGCACCGAATGTCCCGAAACAATGACAAAACACAAAGCCTTTAGAACATGGACGCTACCGCCATGCTAGCCCTACTGATCGGTTCAATCGTTGCGTGGATCATCTTTGAAATGCTAGACTTGTAATTGGAACTTCTCCCCCTCCTGTGGTTGGCTTTGCTGCCAATCTTTAAGCCCGTCCAAGTGACGGGCTTTTTTTGTCACTTGACAAGCGCCATCTTCGATGCAGGCGCGCTATCTTCGACCAAGCGCCTAAGCTCGGACTTGCTTAGTCTATTGGCAAGCTCAGGCGCAGCGAAAACATGCTTTTTAGTCGTATATTCCGCGCTAGCTAACCGGCCCACGTCAATCCAACCAGCTTCCTTAAGCGCGTGCAGTAGCGCAGCCTGGGGAACTTTCACGCCCGCGGGCATACTGCCGAGCAATCGGTCGATAAGCGCATGGAAAGGCGACCCGACTGCACCCTTAGCAAATTCGCCCTTGCGATGGCGCATCATGTCTACAAGCCAACTTTCAGCCGTCGACATCGAGTGCTCGACAAGGTTCGACTTGAACTCGGTCCAAGCAGGCGTAGCGGCAGGGTTAAACGCCGATACATCGCGTTGATAGAGCCATGCGGCAATAGCGACAAACCCATAGGACTTATACCACTCCCACAAACGCCGCGCATCATTGTCGCGCATGCGAGGCGCGCGCGACCAGATGCAAAACCAGCGTCTGTCCTGTGAATCAAGCGATATGGGCAGCGGGTCGTTGGTAAACGACAGCACGAACAATCGGTTGAGCATGTCGTAAGGGTGCAACCCCTTACGGTTCACGGGCAGCAACTCAGGAGGCGCAGCGATGATAGGCTTGAGTCTGTTAGCCAAGGCGCGACGCGCAGCCGCTTCGGGCTCTTTCAACTCGTTAATAATCAGCACTTCCGACTCAAGTTGATAGCCCCACTGCGACGACAGCGAGTCGTTATCGAGCAGACCGCGATTCTTCAATCCTGGCCCGCACACGGCCCATAAAAACGGCGCCCACATAGTGTCCTTACCGCAGCCTTGATCGCCGCCATGCAACACGGCGTGATTGATCTTGACCTCAGGGTGCTGCAACTTATACGCCATCACATTGAATAGGTGCTCGCGCTCGCTAGGATCAGGCACAAGGCGCTCGCAATGCTCAAGCCAAGGGCTAATATCCCCAACGTAGGCCTTATCGACCACGGGGCGCGCATCGCGCCAACGGTTGCCATACACGTCGCCATCACGCGCAACGAGCAGGCTCTCGCCCGCAGCGTAAGTGATGCCGACCAAGGTGCGAGCGCCCATCGCCTGACGCTGCTCATCATATGCGGTAGCTGCTTCGACCTTGCGCTTACTGTTAATCGAGATGCAGTTCACATGGCGATAGAGCGCATTGAATACGTAGCGTGGAACCTCGCGCCGATCTTGCATATCAAAGAACGAGTCATCAGACAAGATGTACGCAAAGCGCTCAAACCACCCCTTCATCTCCACGCGACCAAGCTCTTTACGCTCGACCTCTTCAATGACCTTCTTGGCGTCGTCACTAAAAAAATTCGATGGCTCGATCTTATTGAGGGTCGATTGCATGGTGACCGCAAGCAAATCATCGCGCAAGCCAAGCGCGTGCTCAGGGCCGCCCTGCTCAGCGACCCATGCGAGGAACGTCTTAGTGTCGAAGTCAACGCAGTGCGAGTGCAGGCAGCAATACGCGCGCAAGGCAGGCTTATAACGACCCTCGGGGTTGCCGTCGGTGTGCTCGGCATGGTTCGGGCAGATCACGCCAGCCCAACCTTCTTGGTTCGGACGCGACAAGACAAGACCCTGACCGGCAAGCCACGCAAAGACGTCATCGTCGCCCGTGTCGACGATCTTAATAGGGCTTGGGCCTGCGCTATCAGCCTCAGCAGGCGTAACGCCCATCGCCTCGCAAAGCTGCGCAAGCGTGAACAGTCGATCGGGGTGGAACTCGATAAGCTGCGCGGCGAAGTTATTGCGACCTGGCTTTAGATTGACTGAGCCAGGCAGGCGAAAGTTACGCACGGCGTTAGTCGCGCCTGGGTCGGTGTAGCCTGCGTTAGCGATCGCTTTAATGGCCGCGCTGAACTCGCCCTTAGTGGGTTGATCATCGCCGAAGGCGTAGCCCCATTGGTACGACCCTGGCGAAGTCTCCATCACCCACGTCGGCGCAAGCGATGGCGCCTTCGACTTAGTGCCCACGTCATCAAGCACGAGCACCAGACAATACTCGCAGTTAGCCGCCGATGCCGACACATGATCGCCAAAGCGATCTAAGATAAAACTCGCCGTGTTGCCGTACCACGCCTGATCAGGCTTGATCTTTTTAATATCCGGCAGATGGGCAGGCCATGTGCACTTGATCGCGCCATCTGCGTGAAATTGCAACTCACCGTCCTTAAGCTGCGGCTTTTGCCGCACGATAAGCGGTGTCTCGCCCTCAGGCGCAAGAGAGATTAGGAACTCCAAAAAATTTTTTATCATTTCCCGTACCTTGTCATA